GATTTTTTTTACCGTTTACGCTTTCGGTAAGAACTTCTACCTTTTCGATTTCTTCTCTGATTAGTTTCATTGTTCTTAGTTGGTAAGTCCTACTTTTGATGCTTTAATTTCGGTTGATGTCCAGATAACATCAGACGAAAGTTTTTCTAAAAATTCTACACTGTTTGCTGGCATACTAAAATATGCTGTTGTTGCAGCACCAACTAGAGTAGAAACTCCAACAGTTGCAATTCCACTAGTATTATTATGAAGTCTCACGCAAGTTGCATTGCTAATGCTAGTTGCTGTTCCTGCAGAAGTTGCAGTTGCTATTTCAGACTCAATTATTTTCGTTCTTTGCATCTCTAGTGTATAATACTTAATAGTTATTTATTTATCAGTCTTCTTCGACATCTACCTCATCAGAATCTTCTTCACCAAAAAGACTTGATGCTACAGATGGTCTGAAAGAATCAATTTTTTCAGCAGATTTTGTAAATAACATGTCTTTAATCTTATCACTTATTTGTGATGGAGATTCATCTGAAAGAATCATATCCATTAAATCATCCATTTTTAATAACCTTCAAAAATCACTAGTATTTATATTTCTCCACCCTTAGGAATTTGTGGAGCTTGAACTGATTTTGACTGAGATTCTAAATCTGGATCCATAACTGGTTTTCCAAGATCCATTTCGGATGCTCCTGCTTCTAAAGGCATACCTGTTTCTGGATCAACAGGAGCATTGGGATCCGGAATAATACCATCTTTAATTTCCTTTTTAATTAGTGCGTCCTGCTCAATAATTTCAACATCAGTTTGTCTCAGTATCTTTCTTCTAACATAATCTTGTGAAAAATACTTCCCAATATATGGTTCTGCCGTAGCAACCATATTTAATCTTTCATTTAAAAGTTCGGAATCTTTTAGTTCTGAGAAGTGATTGTCATATAAGAAATCATATTGAATGTGCTCACTCATAAGTTCCCAATCTTCTGGAGCAATGATATTTTTAAGAATCAGTTGAGTTCTCAGCATATCGTTAAACATGTTGGAGAATCTTTTTCTCAAACGTCCAACAAATTTTGTGAATTTTAATTCATCTCTTAAAATTTCTGATGAACGTCCAAGATTAAAACCACCTTCTCCATCCATTCTTGATGGTGGAACATTCAGTGAACGATAAAGTTTTTTCTTAAAGTATTCAATATCAGTAATTTCACCAAGATTTTGACCTCCAGGAAGAGTGGAGATTTCAGTTCCTCTGCCACCTTCTCTACGAGGAAGCCAGAAATCTTCAAGCATACTCATATATTTTTTGTCGTCACGAATCTCACCTGTATTTGCATCATATACAAGTTTGTTGCGATAACGCATCATAACATCACGAAGATATTGTTCTGCCTTTACCTTTGGAAGATTACCAACATCAATATAAAAAATTCTACGCTCTGGAGCACGAGATAATCTATAGATAACAAGCGAGTCTTCAATCATACGAAGTTGATTGAGTGACTTGATTGCTTTATGTAAATATGATAGAGTATTTCCTTTATTTCTATCTACTAAACCGGAAGTACAATAAGTTATTGAGTCCTTTGCCATCTTAATCCCTTGGCTAGGTCCAGTAGAATTTATATTTCCTGTTGGTTGATCTCCTTTGGGATTATAAATGAAATACTCTTCAATTTCAGGAAAATCATAATCCATTGGATTATCACTTCCGAATCTTTGAGCGTTGATTGGTAAATTTTTATTATCTTTCTTCCTGTTTTGTCTAATATACCGCATTTTCATTGCGTCAATATAGCGCAATTCTTTAATTCCTTCGTGCGGATTTTTTAAATCAATTACTTTATGATAATAAATTCTTCCATCAATATACCAATTTCTATAAATTTCGTGAGATTTCTTATCAAAATCCAATAGATCCAGAATATATTTAAATTCTTGTCTTATCTTCTTTTTGATTCCATCGCTTGCATTTAGATTATCCAAATCAATTTGAATTGGAGAATCATTAGTATCTGATACAATTGCCTCATTAACAATATCTTCAATTGCACTGTCCACTTCCGGATGAAGTGACATTTCTCGATATCTTTTTATTAATTCAAATTCAGTCCTATATACACCTTCAATATCAACATAAGAACCAAAAAAACCACTGCTCAGGTAATGGTCTACCCCATCCTCATTATTTTGAGGAACTGGAGAGACTGCACCAGGAGACAGTGGTTCAGAATCTTCAATTGAAAAACCAAACAGTTTTGCCATTATGTATTACTACTAATTGATCTTTTACTATTTATTAACTAATTTCTATAGAGGTTGCATCATTTGAATTGTCGGATCCTGTTCCTGCAGTCCAGTATTGAACTTGGAATTCTACCGTATACTCTTCAATAGTGTCTGAACTATCGTATGAGAGATCAATTGCTCCGACACTGGTTGGGAAGATATCATAAAACTTATATGATCTTAATGGTTTGATTCCATCACCATTTGGACTACTGGAGTTGTTTGTAGAATTTATAGTTCCTGCACCTCTACCTAACTGATGAACATATGCATCAGTCATATAAGATGAGGGATTTGTTGCTCCAGTTGCATTATCCAGTTTGCTGATGGTATTCATCCAAAGCTCAAAAGCAGTTCTGAGTTTGAAATCTTCATCATTAATGACTGTTACATTCCAAACATCAAAGGTTCTGTCTCCAGCAACCTTTAGAATTCTTCCTCTAAAAGGAATATCAATTGGAGAAACATTGGATGCTGGAAGAGTTGCTGTTTTGCAGAGAAACTTAAATGTTTCTGCTTCTTGACCAGCACCTGTGCTCCAGAAACTCCGAATTTCTGTAGGAAAATTTGGAATTTCAACTTCAAATAGATTAGGTCTTGCTCCACCGCCAGCAAGTCTTTCTTTAAATCCGGTGATTGTTCTGAGTGTAGACATTTTTTAAACCTCCGTTTGTGATTAATTATCTAATAATCAAACTCTACCTGCTACTTCCTCGAAGGAAACACCAGTTCTAGTAGCAACAAATGTAAGTGTGATATAGTTAATTGATCTTGTTGGTTTTAGGAAAATGTCTGCCCTAAACTCATTATTATCAATTACATCTGGAGTGTTATTTGTTTGATCGCAAATAACCAAGAAGTCATAGACTCCATTCTTAGCTTGAACATCTCTTAGATATGGTTCAACAATATTAACGAAGTTAGCTCTTGTGGTTTGATTGTTCAATTCAAAAAGTTGTGCCTGAGCAGCTCTTTGAAGTGCTTGCTCAACAGTCAAGAATAGACGACGAACGTTAATTCTGTCAAATGCTGATGCATACGAAAGTGCAGTCTTGTCACCAAAGAGAATAATTCCAGTTCCAGGTTGATTAATTACGGAATTGATTCTTTCTTCGTAAAGAAGATCTCTTTGTGCCTTATTTGGATTGTATGCAAGTTTAATTGCGTTATTTAAAACACCTCTTTGTTGTCCAGCAGGAGAGAACCATGGATATGCAGTTACATTTGTTCTTGCCATCAAACCTGCAACGTCTGCGTTGCAAGGAATATAACGGAAGAGGTTATTGAATCTATCATAAGTATACTTATATCCACTATCAAACATTGCATAGGATGAAGAAGAAAGTGGTGAGAAGAAGTCAATTATGTTATTTGTTTGTGTAGCAGTGCTTGTTACATTAACAACAGCACCTCTATATGGAGAAATGACTGCAACACAATCTTTTCTATCTTCGACAATTGAAATTAATTTGTTCGCTTTTGCTTGTGAATCTTCTTTTGACTCTAATCCAGGACCATAAATTAAGTAGTCAACTTCAATTTCATCAGAGTTTGAGAATAGATCATATGCAGCATTTAATGCACCGAGAGTTGCTTTTGCTCCATTTCCGGAATAATCTGCACCAGAAGAAAGTTCAAAGGTTACGTTTCCTATTGCATTAAATACCGTTCCTTGTGCCTCTTGATTCCATCCACCACTTACAGCACCGAGAGGTGTGAAGGATGCAGAAGGAACACCAGAATATGTTGTAAAACCAGTTGCAACAGGAACAACGTTATTCAAAGAATCGGTTGATGTATAGTAATTTGTTCCAGAATAAACATAATTTGAGAAATTTGCTAGGTAGTTTCTATACCAAGTCTTCTGTGGTGAATTTACTCCAGAAACAGAATCAGTTGCTTTAGAAACTGAAATATGCTTCTCAAGAATATTTCCCTGTACTCCAGTTAATGCTCCAGTGTCGTCAATAACTACGATGTTTAATGCATCATTTTTAGCATTTCTTGATGCTGCGTACTGATTCGTTACTGGTTTTGGTGCAATAGATCTCCAAAATAGAGTGGAGTTTGTTAGACCAAGAGTTTGTTGATCATACCAATCAACGGATGTAACCGCTGTATATGATCCAGTTCCTGTTGAGACTCCAGAGCTGTTTATAAAGGTTAAAGTGGAAGTTGCGGAGATAGAAGTAAGATCAGAACCTTTAGCATAATTTATTTGAGTTTCTGTACCAGCAGCAGATACTCTAGATACAATCTTTACGTCAAAAGTTGAATTTCCTGTTGTGCTCGTTGATACTCCAGTAATAATTCCCTTTAAGTACCCACTAAACTGTGAAGTTGCTCCAACACCTGCAACGGTAACTCCAGAAAGAGATACAGTAACTCCATATCCAACTTGAGCTCCAGCAGCACCTAAGTCATCAGTATTAATACCAATAATTTGGTCTGCTTTATCATCAATTACACAAACTTTAAGACCATTTGCCCAAGTTCCTGGTGTCTTTGCAGCAAAGTGATAATTTCCAGTCTCTTGATTATTATAATCATCAAAATTTTTGATGTCTACAGTTGCAGTAGTATTATAACCGACTCTTGCATTTTTAAGGTTATTATCATCAACTCTTACAACTTTAAGAATACCACCGTATGATAAGAATGATGAAGCACTCATCCAATACTCATACTGTGAATCAGTTGAGAGTGGCTTACCGAAGGTATTGATTAATTCTTGCTCTGTTGTAATATCAATAGGTTCTTCTACAGGTCCGATTGAGAATGGTCCAGCAATAGCACCAATGTTATCGATAACATTTTCAGCTCTTCCTACTGTTAGATCAACTTCTCTGACGAGTACGCCTGGAGATAATTGAGGAGTCGCCATGTTTTTCTCCGTTAAATCTCAGTTTATCTAAAAAATATTTATTAAAAAATACTTTTCGAAGAGTGAAACTGTGCATGAACGTCTACCAATCAGGATATTCCCACTTATCAAGGATTTTGAACACCATTCTGTTTGCAGTTACTCTCTTAATTGTGCATTCTTTACATTCATATGCATATGAAGATGGAACTGGTCCTCTATTTTTTCTTGTTCTATAAAATCCATCTATCAAATTCTTGATCTCTCCACAAGATCTGCACTTTCTGTCATTTAAAAGTAAATGACCTAATCTTATTTGCCCATCCAAATCCATTACATATACTCCCACATGTAAGATCTGTCTCCATACTCATCAGTAAACCAACGATCTCCACTTGAGTCTACAAAACTAGTTGAATCAAGACCGTCAGATATAAATCCAAAAGGTGCCATATCTTGTTCTATTTGATTTCTTTGCTCTTCATATAATCTTTTTCTAACATCCTGATCTGTAAGTTCTCTAAAATAGTCTTGTGCAACTAACCATGCATAAATTACAAGACACATTGCCAAGTCATCATTACAACCTTCTTCTGCTTCAAATGAGTTATGCTTTTGAATAAATGTGGTTAACTCTGAAATAATTTCATAATCATTTATATAAAGTTTATCTTCCTCAATCATAGTTTTGAGATTGAGACATCCAACCTTTTTAACTGTTTTGGACATCTTTACACCCAACTGAGTTTTCTTTCCAGAAAATCCTTGACCAACAATTTGGCCTGCACGACCTCTCATTGAGCACATTAGTAGATTTTTATATTCCAAATCATATTGAAGAATACTTGCCACTTGGTCTCCAACATCGTTGACTTCGCATAAAATATATGCATCATTGTAACTTCTTCCAACTTCATCGATGATACTTGGAAAAAGCATTGGTTTAATTTCATTGTTTCTATACTTTGCAACTACCTTGTGAGGAAACTCTGTAATATCAACAACAGCGAATGCAGAGTAATCGTTTCCAACACCTCTAGCAACGTCTACAGTGACTAGGTAATCATGATTCTCTATAGGATCCACATACACATCTAAACCTGCGCTACGTGTCTTAGGATGGTCGTAGACGAGGTTTCTGAGTTTAGATGGTGCAATAAGAGTGTCAACTGACCCAAGAAACTCACACTCAAACTCAACCTTGAACTGTTGTTCTGAAGTGTTTGCAATAGTCTGCTTTTTCCACTCTTCATCTCTGCCTGGAACTTCACTCCAATGAACATCTGTAAATACATATTCATTTTTACCTTTCTCCGCATCGTGCCACATGCGGTAGAAGTGATTCATACCATGAGGCGTAGATACAATAATTACTTTTGTGTTTTTACCTGAAGTAATTGTTGGATATACTGATGCAAAGAATGAATCTGCGATGTGATTAGGAACGAACGCAAATTCGTCCAAAAATAGAATATTGAATGACATGCCACGAACCGCAGAAGCAGAAGTAGAAGCAGCCAAGATTTTACTTCCGTTTTCAAGTTCAAGAGAACCTTTGTTCCAAGAGATGATACCCTGTTGCATCCACTTTGGTAGATTTTCATATGCTGTCTGCAATCTGTCTAATAGTTCTCTAGCAGTTGCTGCTTTGTTTGCCAGGATACCTATATTTACATTATCATTAAATACTGCATAGTGAAGAAGGAAAGATACCACAGTGGTTGATTTTCCTGTCTGTCGAGGCATCTTACAGATATTAAATCTGTGTTTATGGAAGTTATTAATTAATTTTTCTTGAAAGTGATATGGTTTAAAGGTTTGTAGACCATGATCAAGAGTAACAATCTTTACATAATTATTTGCAAAATAAACAGGATCATCCTGACATTTAATAAACTCTTCAATCTGTTCTTGTGTGAACTCAATTGGAGTATTAGCCTTTTTTAATAAAGGATTACCAAGATATACATCATTAGACATAATTTAATAAATCTCCCTCCATTGTAGTGCTGCAGCAACATCGGCAGTGGCATTACCAGTAGTAGTAATAGTCCTTACAACAAGCACATAAATCTCAGAGTTTGTTGAATCTATGTTTTGAACAATGATATTTTTCTTTGCAGCACTTAATGTTCCAGAAGCAACTGGTGAAAGTGAGTTTTGAGACGCACCAGAAGGAACAAATCCTGATGCAAACTCGTCACCATCACTATAAGTTGTAGCATCCTCACAAACTTCAACTCCACTATTATTAGAAGCAGAAGTCCAGGTTAAAGTTCCAGCATTACTCAAATAGGCAGAACTTGGAAGTTTTAGAACTTTATAAACAATACTATTGGACTCACAGTATAATGAAAGAT